ATGGAATTTCTAACTGAGCCGATTGTGATAGGGATCGAGCAGCTCGCAAACTCCGCGCGGAACCGCGTGCAGCGTGGCCGGCGAGGAGTCCTCGCGGGTCGCGTACCAATCGGCCGCCATCATCTTGATGGCCAGGCGAATGGGATCGGGGACCGCGGTCCCGGCATCGCCATAGCCGCAGGTGAATTCGACGATCACGCTGTTCGGCACCATGCGCGAGGGTGGCCAGGGGCGCGCAAATGGCGGTATCAGTCGCGCCGGACGCTCTTCGCCGCCGGGATCCAACTGGTAATCGGTGACCTGATCGACCAGAGCCTGGACCGCGCCCCCGGTATCGACGTAAGTGAACAGGCTGATCGCCTGCAGCGGCGGCTTGGGCAGATAAAAGAATGCGAATCCGCTGCGCTCGTACAGAACCTGATAAACGGGAAAGCCGTCGCGCAGATAGCGCCACTTCTGGGTGATGAAGACGCTGTGCGTGTAGTTCTCGGCCGTGATGCGCGCCGCCGCGATCAGGCCGGACAGATAAGTATCGTCGGCGCCGATCGAGACGTTGGCGTGCTGCTTCATCTCGTCGAGGGTGACCGGCTCGACCGTCGGAGCTGTGATGAGCTGCAATGGCATCGGGGATCCGTGAAAAGCGAAGCGCCGGGATCTCGCCCGGCGCCTTTATGCAGTTATGCAGTTACGGTTATGCAGTTATGCAGTTACGGTCGGACTCACCGCGCCGGCGAAACGCGGACCGGACAGGACCGCGACCGCGCTGGCGATGACCGAGTTCACGCCGTTGGTGATATTGAGCTGGACGTAGGGATTGGCTGCATCCAGTTCCGCGGCATCCAGTTCGATGACGTAAAAGATGCCGTCATTGGCCGAAGGCGCGTAGCCGGCGGCGGCGACTGCCTGGCGATCGCTGAGCACATCGTTGGCTGCGCCCGCGACCTCCTGGGTATAGAGGTTGAACGGAATCGCGACGGCGCCGGTACCGGCATTGTCCTGGCATTTCTTCAGGATGATGGCGGTAGGTGCGGCGGCGGAGACTCCGATCTGCACGATGATGCTCGCGTGCGCGTAATTGCGCATGGAGAAGGCTTGCGCCACCTTGCCGCCGGTGACGTCCACCGGAGCCAGGATGTTGACGACGTGCCCTTTCTGCGCTGGTGAGAATCCAGTTGCCTTGGTGTTAGTTCCTTTCCGGGACAAAAGCGGCCCCGGGCGCGAAGTTGGGAGCTGCGCAGCTCCGAAGCTTCGAAGCTGCGCAGCTAATTCAATTACCGGCTCTGCAGCACGACGAAGGGCGACATGGTATTGGCGCCATTCTTCGGGGTGAGGGCGGTCGACCACCATGGCTGGCCATCGAGGCGCAGCATGAAGCGGAAAGCCTGCTCACCGGTGAGGAAGGCCACGTGCATCGATGAGTCGGCACGCAGGCCGCCGCGCTGGCCTAGGATGTACTGCGACATATCCGCGAGGATGATGTCTCCCTGGGTCGAGAGCGATTGGCATTGCTCGATGGGAATTACCGGACGGCCGAGCAGCAACCCGTATTGATTGCCCCTCGTGCCGGGCGGCGTGTAGAGCAACTGCACCGCGGTTCCCGCACCGAGTACCAAGCTGTAGAGCTGGTCTTCGGTATCCTGGTTGATGAACCAGACCGCGTTCTGGCGGCTGGGCCCGTACAGGCGCTTCCACATCTTGAGCACGTTGTTGGTGACGATGGTTCCGGTCACCTGGCCGGCTTCTTTAAGCACCTGGATGAAGGCCGCGCTGTTGAGCACGCCCAGCGGCTGGCCGTCGCCCGGTCCGTTGATGCAGGCGTCGTCGATCTTGAAGGCGAATTCGCTCGGTACTGCGCGCTGAATATACGACTCGAGCGCGGGACCGTCGGCGAGCTGCTCTTCGGTGGCAAAGACCAGGCCCATGAGCTTTTGTGCGGTGAGCTGAATCTGGCGGAACTTCGGCTTGCTGCCGGTGTATGCCCCGGCTTCGTTCGCCCAGAAGGCCTGCAGGCCGCCCCAGCGGGATCCATCGACGCGGCTCTTTTCATCGACCGCGTTCATCACCAGCCGATTGGAACTCATCGGCTGCTGATAGCAGCGGCTGGCAACTTGCCCGGTGTCGTAGGTGCGCTGCAGCAGATCGGCCGTGTATTCCGGAGCGATCAGGAATCCGCCTTCGGAATCGACGGTCTCGTTGGCGCCCTGCGGACCGGCGCTGAGCCGCGGATCGACGACCCGGCTGTTGGTGACCGCCGCGGTCTTGATGGCCTGCAGCTGTTCGCCCAGGCTCTTGAAGCCCATCTTCCTATCGACCGCCGGTGCGTTTACGACCGGAACCGCGCTGCGTTCGGCATCCAGGAAGGATTCGGTGCGCTCGATGTCTCCGGCGAGGACCGCGCGCTCGGATTTGATGGCGTCGATGCGCTTCCTTTCTTCGTCAGTGAAGCCGCGCTTATGTTCGGCCGCGGCGTTGATCAACGCCATACCTTCAGTGCGTAGATCGCTGTCTTTCTGGCGAAGCAGTTTGATGTTGCCGGCGACGAGGACCGGCGCGACGGCGAGAGCGACGCCATGGCCGCTCTGACCGCTGAAGAGGTGAAAGCCGCCGAACAGCGCGACTCCTACGAGAAGAAGCAGTGCGAGCGGCCCGAGCAGCGCCAGCAGGCTGAAGCCTGCGACCCCGATCTGCCGCGCGGACACGTTCTCTCGCATATTGCGATAGAACTTCCGTTTTTCTCCGGCACTTCGAAACTTCATTTTCATTGTCCTTAATTGGGATTTGCCGACTGTGCTCGGCGTCGACGGACGCGGGCAGTGCGGAGTACTGCGCGGCGCTTCGGCGCCGGAAAACTTGTGGAGCCGCTGGAAACTCGCTAGGTCCTCGACCTCCTGCTTAATAGGCAGGTGCTCTGCTCTGAGCTACAGCGGCGTGGAATATTTGTTTCGCGTTATGCAAGATCGAGGCGATGTCTCTCCAGGTCGAGGAGGATCTCGCGCTCTCCATCTTGCTGCTCGGGAATTTCTGGAATGGCTTCAGCCGCGGGCGCGATCGGCTCATGCGCATCTTCGTCATCGAGCGCTTGAGCTTCCGCTTTCAGGGCGCCGGCGCTGCGCGAGACGCCGTACTTCCCGAGGACCTGGTCGAGCGTCGCGACGCGATCGATCATCCCCAGCTTCAGCGCCTGCTGCGCGCTCACCGCGCGGCCCTGGCCGTAGCCATTGCGGACGTCGTCGGCTTTTACATTGCGCGCCCGGGCTACGGCGCGCGTGAACATCCCGTAGTTTTCATCGACCAGGCTCTGAAACGCCTGGCGGGCGTCGTCGGTCAGAGGCTCGAAGGGGTTTCCCTCGGTTTTGTATTTGCCGGCGCTGATCAGCGTCGTCTTTACGCCTTGCGCATCGATCGCCTTCGACCGCTCCTGGTGCGCGAGATACACTCCGATCGAACCGACGGCCGTCGAGGACGGTGTGGCGACGAGCTCGTCGGCCGAGCTGGCGATCCAGTAAGCCGCCGAGGCCATCTGCGTATTCGCAACCGCCGTCATCGGCTTTTTGCCGCGGGCCTTGAAGATCTCGTCGGCGAGCTCGGCAACTCCGTCCGTGGTTCCGCCCGGCGAATCCACGTCGATCACGATGGCTGAAACGTTTGGATCCGCGATCGCGGCGCGGAATGCCTGGGTGAATTTCTCGGTCGAGGTCCCGCGCGGTCCGGAGACATCGCTCATCATGTTGGCGCGATGGCTGATGATTCCGTAGAGAGGCAAAACGGCCACCGCTCCGGAAGGACCCGCAGCTGCGCGCGCGGCCGCGGCCAGAGATGCCGCCTGGATTCCAGCGAGGGTTGCGGGATCGACGAGTTGGCCCGAGGCCTTGAGCTCGAGAAAGGCGAGAATCGCTTCGAGCTTCTCTGGCTGGATCGCCCAGGGCACGGAATAGACCGCGCGCAGAATGCGCTGATAGGGTGTCATTTTGGGAATTCGCCTCAAGCCGCCATCATGATGGCGGCAAATATCTCTAACTCCACGTCCAGATGCTGGCCCTCGCCGGCGCATACCGGTCGTCGCTGCATCTCGATCACGGCGCCCCGGATGGCCTGTGGCTTCACTTCGCCTTCGGCGGCCGCGCGCTGTGCCTCTTGCCGCTCCCATGCTTGGCCGGCGATGATGACCGGCTCCACAGGTTCCGCTGGTTTGGCTTTTCGTCTCTCGGGCCGATTCTTTGGCTCCGACGCTCTCAGGTAGCTTCCGCCGCCAGCCAGAGGAGCACTGGCAGGGATTGACCCGGCAGATGACAGAAGCTGCGAGGTTTGCGCCATTCCCGCAGCGCCGGTAACGGCCGGCGGGAAGTCGAAGGCGCTGACCGTCTGTGGCGCTTGCGTCGTTGTTCCGGCGCCGATGAAGGCCTCTTGCGCCGGCGCGATCGCGCTCTGTTGCGATTGGCTGCTGGATCCGGTTCCACCAAACACCAAGCGCGCGACAACGGCCTCTCCCTGCGCTGCCTGAAACTCGGCGGAAGCTCCGGAGAATATTTCCTTGCCCGAAGCGGCGCTGGTTTGCGCGGCCTGAGCACCGGACTTCGCGCCGACGAAGGTTTGCTTTCCGGAGGCAGCTATCGCCTGCGCTGTTTGTGCGGATGACCTCGTACCGGTGAAGATGAGCTTGCCCGACCCGGAGACGCTCTGTGCCGACTGCGCATCGGCTTCGCTGGCTGCGAAGATCAGCTTCCCGGCCACCGCCGCTGTCTGAACAGACTGAGCGCTGGACTCGGTCCCGCTAATCGCCGGTACCGGTTGCGGCTGGGCGACCAGCCTGCTGGGGGCAACAGTCGGCTTACCGGATTGATCGACAACCTGCTTCAGTATGTTGCCGGTGCCGAAAACCTGTGACGATCGCATCGACGATTACTCGTCAATCACTGCGTAGGCCTGAAGCGCGCTGTTGAGCTGCAGGTTCCACAGCACAACGCTCGACGACACCGGAATCACGAGACCGTTCTGCCAGGTCCAAATGACTCCTGACCCGATCGCGGCTGCGAGTCCGACCCTGCGCAGGAACTGGGTGGGCACGGTTGGCCCGGTGGTCCATGCGAGCGCGGATTGCACCTGCGAGGCGACGGTGGGATCGCCCGAATCCTCCGGCAAGAAGTCGACCGGTGAAGTAGGCGTGATCCCGATCGCCGCCGGCCTGCCGAGTCCGATCAGACTGGCGGTAGCGGCGTTCAGAAAAACGCCGATCTCCATAATTCGCGCGCGCACGTTGGCGCTGGTGCGGATTTCCCAGGCAGCGGCGCCGCTCGCCGTGCCCGTGGTAAGAACAGAGAGTGCGTAACGCGCCATTGCGACTTACTCCGTCACTGTATGAACGAAGCTGCTCACGCTCACCTGAGCGTGAATCTGAATCGCCACACTGTTGAGGATTAGGTCCGCGGCTGAAGTTCCAACGCTTCCATCCATCACCACGGTCACGCCGTCCGATTCGTAGCATCGAAACCAGGACGCCGTACCGGTAGCGGCCGCATTGGCATCGCTCGCGATGGCATTGGCTGTGATCACTCCCGCCACGGACGCGGCAAAGGCGGGATTGGCGAAGCTGAGCGTGGAGAGAAGATTCTGCGTGGTGATGGCGGTGTTAGCGTCCGCCGGCTTGGCGCCGTCGTAGATCTTCAGGAAGCCCCCGTTCAGCAGGGCTGCCAGTGCATTGGCCTCCGCGTTCGCGGCCGCATTGCTAAGCTTAAGCGCCATCGTTTTCCTCAGTCATGACTGTTTAACTTTCCTCGATCACAAAACGCATCTCACCGTTGGCATCGCGGGAGGCTCGTCCCGTTTTGGTTTTAGGGCCGTCCTTGCCTTCCACGGTGATGTTCAGGTTGAGAGGCTGCGGGTGCGCGGCTTCGATGTTGATGGGCCGCTCGCTCAGGCTCTGAATGGCGCTCGATTGCTGCCGCGATATTTCGCACTGCGCTTCGAGCGCGGCGCTTACCACCGTCAGAGGGCTTGCCTCGGCAGCCTGGCCTACTTCAGCCGCCCGGGCTCCGAGCCATGCCATGCCGCTGGTGAGCAACGCATCGAAACTCATGCCGCCGCCCATGATGCCGACAGCGGTCCGGGCCTCGGCCGTCCAGGCAGTATTGCGATCGCAGTACTCGCGAGCCGTCGCCAGCGGGATGCGCAGCCGATCGGCGAGAAATGTTGCATGCTCGCGATAGAACTCGGCCGCGGCCGCGGCGAATTCTTTCTGATCGGCGCAGCGCTCGCTCAGCCGGCGCAGCGCGTTCACTTCCTTGCGCACGCAGGGCTCGGCCGCGCACGTCGCCAGCAGCTTGAGGCGACCGCGCAGCAGCGATGCCTGGTCCCCTCCGCCGGCGCCCGGATCCGCGGTCGAGGTATCGGCGATATCGGCCACCGCCGGAGACGGATTGGCGAGCTGGCCGAGCGGGGCCCAGTTGAGCGGGCGCCAGTAGGTGTTGCCGTCGGCGATCGGGTTCATGTCCTCGAGCATGCGCACGTCGTTCTGCGAGAGCCACCCGTTCTGAATGGCGACCTGATAGGCATTGAAGCGGCTGGCGGTATCGCCGCGCAGCAGCGCCGCCAGCGAGAACTTGGGGAAATACTTGCTCGAGAGAATCAGGTCGCGGGAGATGGTCTGCTCCCACAGGATCAGCCGCGGCAGAATGCACTGCACGGAAAACAAAATGTTGAACTGCTCGACGCTGGCGTAGCTCGCGGTCTTCTCGGTTTCGCCGATCAGATGTGGAGGCACGCCGAAGATCGAGCAGATTTCGATGCGCGAGAATTTGCGCGCCTCGAGCAGCTGGGCGTCGGCCGCGGTCAGGCCGAAGGTCTTGATGTCCATGCCCTCGGGCATCAAGGTCGCGCGATGGCGATTTGCGCCGGTCTGCGATTTGCGCCAGCTCTCGATGAACTCGCTCTCCGCCTCTTTCGTGCGGAACTTCCCTCCGACCAGCGCCATGCTGGGGCGGGCGTCGTTGCGGAAAAAGCGCGCGCTGTAATCCTGAGCGGCCAGGGCGACGCCGAAGGTATCGGCGCCCATGTGCAGCGTCGATTGCCCGGTGTAGCCGTCGTCCGACCAGTTTTTTAGGTGAAAGACCTCTTCCTGCACCAGGTAGCGGACGCTGTTGGTGAGCGGATCCTGGTAGCGGTAGCGCGGGCGCCCCGAGCTGAGGACCTCGAGGGTCACGCGATCAGGATGGAGCGGCACAAGCTGGTCGACGGCGCCGCGCGGCCCGGGCAAAATCTCCGCATAAGCGTTGCCGCGGAACTCGAGATGGCCCTGCATCATCTGCCGGAATTCGAAGGCGGTCTGCAGCGTATTGGGCTGCGAATACAGCACGTCGTAAACCGGATGATTGGTGGCCAGCTTTTTTCCGCCGTCGGCCTGCTCGGTGAAGATCTTGAGCGGGCACATGGCCACGGTGCGGCCGATGATGCCCACGCAGGCGTGCGCGGCCGAGATGCGCTTGGCCGTCTCGGCCGTGATGCGCATCCCGGTCGACGAGCCGGTACCCAGAGGCGAATACCAGAAATCGTCGTAAGGCGCGGGCGTGCCGGTAAGATCGGCGCGAAATTGGATGGCGCCGGCGATGGCGGCGCGAAGCAGGCTCATGAGAGTTAAACCCGCGCGGGTTCACGGAAGCTGCGCGGTCCGGTGCCCTGCGAAACGCTGGTGATCCAGACGTCCTGCGGACCGTCGCGAAATATTTTCAAGTTGCAGCAGGTGGGGCCCCACACACGCACGATTACGGCTGGCAGCAGATCTCCGGCCTGAACCATGTTTCCGCCTTCGACTTCGGCGCGGGCGTTGATGTCCTTGGCGTTGTACTCGTCGACTTCAAAATGCACGATTCTTCCGACGCTTGGGGTCATAACTTCTCCATGTTTATTGGTGGCGCGGCCAGGCTCCGAATGCGGCGGCCGCCAGACACATGACGCCGCCGAGGATCCACGCCGAGGGGCGATGAATTTCGGCCACGCCGAAGATCATCGCGGCCGAGCCGGCCAGCGCGACCAGGTCCAGGGCGGAAAGATGGGACAACAGTTTTTTGACTTTCACTTTCACAGGACCACAACTCCGGGAGACGAGATATAGGTCTCAGCCAGCAGCGCGCGATAGAAGGCCATCAGCAGCGCGATGGCGCCGTCGATCTTGTTTTCCGGCCTCTGTTTCTCCGGATATAAATCGTCGCGGCGGTTGCGCTTGCAGGTCACGTTCGAAATCATCCAGGCGAGAACCGGATCTCCGTCGTGGTGCAGGCGGCCTTCGAAGACCGCGGCCTCCGCCTCTTTCATCGCCGGCGAAAAAAAGGCCACGCTCGAGGTCACGGCGATCGCTTCGATGGCCCGGTCCCAGTCCTCGCGCTCCTGAAGAAACTCGACCAGCGGCGCGGCGTGGTGCGGATCGTGCGGCAGCTCGCGCACGATGAAGCTGCGCGAGTCCTCGATCAGGTCGTCGCGGATGCGGCCGTAGGAGGTGATATTTCCCGGGGTCGCGACGATGCGGCCCTCGGCCGCCCAGCGGCGGAAGTGATCGCCTGCGGCGTCATCGATGGCTTGCTGATTCAGGTAGTGCGAGGCAAAGACGTAAAAGTGCGGCTTGCCCTCGAGCTCGCGGCGAAACACCCGAACCTTGTCGGCGAAGTCGACGCGGTCGGCGAGATCGAGGCCAATGAAGCACTCGGCGCCCTTAAAATCTTCTATCCGCAGAGCGGGATCCGCGACCTGGTCCCACTTCTCCATGTTCATCCAGCCGACCGCGGCGTTCACCCAGACGTTCAGGTGCTTGGTCTTGAAGCTGGCCTGCTTGCGCGGGGACTGCAGCGCCGCCTTCTGATCTGAAAGAATCTTGCGCTGATTAATCGAGACGTACCAATTCGGGTTTGCCTTGATCAGCGCGTCGACTGTCTTCCAATCATCGCCTTCGTCGATGGTGTAGATGATGGCGAAAAAGCGATCGTTCTCGAGCCGTCCTGCCAGGAGCTTCTCGAGCTCGAGGCGCAAGGCAAAGCATGGCGATGACCGATTGGTTCCGGCAGTCGTGACATAGAGCAGCAGCGGATTTTCCCGCGCCCCCATGCCGGTTTTCATGGCCTCGACGAACCAGTCGCTCGCGTGCTGGTGATATTCCTCGACGATTACGCAGGACGGATTCTGTCCGTCGCCGGGCTTCGCGATCACCGGCTTCATCACCGCGCCGTCGCCTGGCTTGCGCAGGCTCTTGAGGTGGACCTTGATGCCGAAGGCTTCGCATAGTGCCGGCGTGCGCTCGGCCATCATCCTGGCCGGGCCGAAACCTACATCCTCGGCATGCTCTTTGCTCGTGGCGCCGAAATAGACTTCTGCCCCGGATTCGTTGTCGGCCGAGAACTTGTAAAGCCCGACTCCTCCGCCGAAGACAATGCTCTTCCCGTTCTTGCGCGGGACCTCGATGTACGCCTCATGGAAACGGTAGTGAGTGGGATCATCTCGCTCTACCCATCCGAAGATCGTGGTCAGAATGAATAGCTGCCACGGCTCGAGCGTGATCCGCTGGCGCGACCGAGCCCACTTGCCCTTAATGTGGGGTAATGCCTCAATGAATTTGCAGACGCGCGCGGAACTCTGCGCGGAGTCGAAGACGAAAGGGAATCCTTCCGCTCTTTCGCTGCGCCGCAGATCATTGAGCTGCCGTTGGCACGCCTGGACAGCCTGCTTGCACGCCGCGATGTTGCCGGCGACTACATCGCGCGCATATTTTTTCGCGATCCCAGCATAATCGCGCTTATTGGATCGATTCAGTTTCCGAACTGTGAGAGTCGTCGTCATCGGGCGCTGGTGATCGTCCTTGGGCGGCGAGCTCGGCGAATGGATCGGGCGTCTCCTCTGCCGGCTTCGGCACCGCGACGCGGCTGCGATCGGCGGGCGTGAGCCCCATGCGGCTGAGGCAGGAGATGATCTGGTTGGTCTCTGAAGCCTTGAGCTGGTCCTCGGGATCGCGCATGCGCGCAATCAGCTTGGCGGTGATCTCGACCAGGATGCGATCGGCGACCGTGAGCACGCCGTGGGGAACCTGCTCCGCGAGCTCCTGCCAGATGCCGCGCTGCGCTTCGCTGAAGTACTCCGGAGGATCGCCGAGCGGTCCGTCCGGTACCGGCTCGTGCTCGCGCGCTCGCCGGCGCTGCGGATCGTGTTCAAAGGCGCCCGAGTCCTCGAGCTGCTTCGTGGGCTTGCGATTGGCGGCCATTACGTGGCTTCTACGCGCGCCCGCCGCGGGCCAGGGCATGGGCGGCCGGGCTGGCCGAACCGCCTGGTCATGGCCGCCCGCGGCGAACCTCGTTCAAAAAACGCGAATTCTGCGGAAATAAAAATTTGACTGCAGCGCGGTCGCGCCCGGGGCGGCGCCAGGAAAAATGGCCCGCCTACCCCTCGCATTCGTTGCGCGCATTGCCGAAGCCGCCGTCGTCGCGTGCCGTCTTGCGGCTGTGGCACGCGTCACACAGCGACTGATGGTTGCTCTTCTCCCACAGCAGCTTGCGATCGCCGCGATGGGGCGTGACGTGATCGGTGCATGTCGCAAGCACCGGCATTGGGTGCATGCGGTCCGGGTCAGCGCACCAGGGATGCAGCACGAGGCGCCGCTTGCTGTAGGTGCGCCAGGCCGAATCGTATCCGCGCTCGGCTGCGCTGGGGCGCTGTCGTTCGCGCTCGCGCCTGCGATACGAGTGAGTCTCGCAGTACTGGCCGGATGTCAGATTGCGGCAGCCGGTGAATGAACACGGTTTGCGCGCTGCCATCGGCATAACTGCGGCTTACTTATGCACGCGTGCGGTACAGCATGAGCGATACGCCCTTGGTGGGGAAGCCACCGACGCGCGTGACGATGGCATTCCAGAAGCGGCCGCTGTCTATATCAGGAGCCACTTCCACGGCGACGTCGCGGGGAAGATTGCCGATGTGGGTGAGCTCGCCCTCGATCATGGCCATGACGCGCACGGTGTTCGAGTCGTGCTCTTGTTCGGGATCGCGATCGAGCACTACCAGGTCAAACTGCAATATCGCGGCGATCAGATCCTGGCGCTCGCGACCGTTCTCGTTGCGATAAGTGACGCCGGCGACCTTGGCATGAATAGAGCGATCGATGCGCGCGCGATTGGGAACCAGTTCGCCAAACAGCGCGCTCTCGACGCGGCTGTTATCGCGATCGCGTTCCTCGGGCAATCGACCATAGAAGGTGGGGAGGGCGCCGCGTCGCTGGCGATAGAGTTGATTCCCCACGTTTTACAGTTTGTCTTCGCTGTTGTAGATCACGCTGTAATTGATGGCGCCGATGATCGCGAACGCGAAGCCGAGCAGCAAGAGTCCGTTCGAGGTGACGATGTCTGCGCGCCCCAGCGTCAGATCGATATGCGTGTAGTGCCCGATGAGCATCAGCATGATGCCCACAAACGTGAGGAACGGCCGGATCTTCACAAACTGCGAAGCCGCGGCGAGCACCGAGTTGGTATCGGGAATCTCGAGGAACTTGCGGCCGGCGTCGCCGATCAGGTGCAGCAACACGCAAAATGCGGCCGCGGCGATCAGACTCCAGTTGCGATGCGCGAGGCCAAACAGGAAAAACATCAGCGCGGCGGCGATTCCGCCGAGCTGCAGAACTGAAGCCGCAACTCTTCCGAAAGATTTCATTTGATCCTCTCTCTATTGGCTGCGTACAGCTGGCGGAGTCTGGAAAAAGTGAATGAGGGCGATGATGGCGCCGATGACAAAGACGGCGGCGAACTTCGCAATGCCGGCCTTGGTCAGGGTGAAGGCGCCGGGATCGGAGTACTTCAACATCAGCGCATTGAATCCGCCGCCAACGCCTATAGCGAGAAGAACGCGCGCCCTGAGAAATTTCGCTCCTAACGTCGATAAGTCGATCACCGTTGCGTCCTCCCAATGACGTAAGCGGCGAAGCCGATCGGCGCCGCCCATTTCACGACGCGCACGCTGCGCTGCCACACAGATCCGCCTTTCGCGGCCTTGACGGCGGCCGCGAGCTCGGTTTTCTGTCGCGCGATCACATCCTGCTGATCCTTCACCTCGCCGGCCAGCTGGTCGCGCGCAACTCCGCATTCACGGCAGCTGAGCGCGTATTGCGCGAGGTCGATTTCGTTTTGCTTGGTGAGCTGGGCCACGGGCGCATCGGGCAGCGTGTCCTTGGTGAGCGGAGCGGTCTGAACAATCGGCGTAGAAGTGTGGATCTGATCGCGGATGATGTCTGGCGCCTGCTGCGGCTGCTGGGCGACGATGCGAATTTGCTTTTCCAGGTTATCGATCACCGCTTTGGTCACCGCCTGACTCATGGCGATTTTCTGCTCAGTAGCTTCTATCTCCGTCTTCTGCGTTTTGATCACGCCGTCGCGCAGGGCATCGTCGCGCACCTTGTCCCGCCATTGGGAAGCGAGGATCAGGAGACCAGCAACGACAATGGCAGCGATGATGGCGGTATAGCGCTTGTGCAGGTTAGTCATTTCTGTTTTGCCACCCCACGCACTCGACGGGAACGACGAGATGTGCCGCGGCTGGTTTGCGCGCGGCACATCCGTTCAGCGCGAGCAGGACGATCGCGACTTGGAAGCCTTTTTTCATGGCGAATTATTTGCCGCTGGTCACTTCGTATCCGGGCTCACAGCTGCGCGGCGCGGAGAGGACGCGCACGATCTGGTTCGAGAATTCGAGCGATGCGGTGTTGCGCTCCCAGATCGGGAACGCCGCCGGGGTGATGCCCAGGCTTCGGCACCAGGCTACATACTTGGTGTAAATAACTTCAGGCCCTAACGGCATGGCTGGCAGTACTTCTCGCGTTCGCGCGCGGGCCCGTCGGCGGCGCGCCAGAAGGGGCGCGTGCAGAATTCGCAGATCTTGCGTTCCACCGATTTCGTCGCCGAGGGCGCGGCGGGGACGTAGGAGCCGTCGAGGACCGCCTCCGCGATCTGCCTAGCGGTCAACATGCGCGGCCGCATCTCCGGCTGGAGCAGTTGCACAATGTCCGGCGGAGTCCAGGTTGGGAAGCCCATAGCGATCGCAGATTTCCATGGCCAGCTCGTAGATCTGCTCGAAGCACGCGAGTTCCGCGTTCAGCCTTTCGATCGTCCAGCGCATTCCGCGCCGCGGCGGCGAGTCGGCGGCCTGATCGCTCAACATGTGAGGGGGAAACGGGAAGAGACTCGGATCTATAGCGCGGCGCGCAGCAACATCTGGCGTGAATTCAAACCGCGCGGCCTGCGCGCCTGATGCGGCCGATGGCGACGCTGTACAGCGGTAAAGCTCATCTTGACGTGCGGGAATCGCGGCGCTGCGTAAACGATCATCGCGATCGCCGTGGGGACGAACTCGGGCCACGCACAGCCACAGCCCATGCAGACGCGCTGGGCGCTGTCGGCAAAATTAAGCGCAAGCTGTAGCCGGTGCTTTTCGCTCCCGCAGTTCGGACATTTCATCATGATTGGGCTTCGCCTTCTTCGGGCGCTCGATCTTGAGCGAGGGAGAACGCTCGGCCATGATCACCGCTCGTTCGAACATGCGGCGCAAATTGCGCGGGGCGCCTTCGGGCAGCGTGCCGGCCAGCACATAGTGCGCGGAGTCGGCAACCGTGTACTTCTTTACCTCGCGGAAGAGGCGCGCGAACAGCAGCCCGTCGCAGGCCTCCTGGATCTTCACCACTTCGGTGTCGATCACCGTGGTCTGCGAAGCGAAGCTCAGCGTGGCGCGGAAGAACTCGCCCTCGAGGCGCTTGGATTTCTCGGCGCGCGGAGGAATGAATCCGTGCTCCTCGACGTGGGCCTTGAGCTGGGCGCGGATCTCGCCCGATTCCTGATCCAGGAGCTCGAGCCTTTCACACAGTTCGTCAAGCTCGGCGGGCGATAGCTTCTTCATCGGCGTGGCTTCTCTTTCTCATTGTGCCCGCAGGCGCGGGCGGATGGCTAGCGGCCACCGACACGGCGTAGTCCCAGGCCTCGAGATACTCGCGGATCCACTCCTGGCGCTGCGGATCGTCGCTGAACAGGCAGCGGTTGCAGATCACGCGCTCCGGCCGGCCGCAGGTTCGCGGCGTCGGACATCGGAACTCGTGCGGAATGCCGATGGGGCAGAGATGAAGGCGAATGCGCGAGGCGGAATCCACAATTTAAAAATATTTACGCGCTGCATGCGCCGAGATCGGCGGGAACGTAGCGCCGCGGCGGCTTGGGCCCGACCCGGATGGCGAGGGTATCGCCTACATAAGGCCAGATCTGAATCTTGGCCATGGCGCGATCGACGAAGTTCCCCGTCTCGCGTCCACGACCGCGCAGGCGCCGGCCGCGCAATCCGGCGTTGGCCTGGACCTCGGCGAAGGTAATGGTTACGCCTTTCACCTCAGCCAGCGAGCTGCGGCGCGGGGAGTTCAGGCGCACGACCAGCTTCTTGGCCTTGATTCCCGAGATGCGGATCGCCTCGCCGGTGGCGACCATCTCGAGCGCTTCCTGCAGGCCGATGCGGCGGATGATCTCATTGTTGACGCTGAGCAAGGTGGCGCGGTCCGAGTGGCATGACACTAAACGGGTTCTCCGGCGCGAACAGCATCGCGCATAGCAAAGGGCCTGATCATTTTGGATTCGGGGGATTTTGGAAAAAGGAATTCACGCCGGGTCTTGCGGCCGAAGGTCGCTCGCCGAAACACTTACGCGACCAGCAGCGCCGATGTCGCCCGGCCGGACCGTTGCGGTCCGCGTCTCCCGGCATCTGAAAAGAAGCAGAGCGCGCGGGAAAAATTCAGATTGTCTTGATTGAATCGAGACAGACTCTAACTGCGAGGCGCGCTCGTGCGCAACAGGTAAGTTCCTCTTTTAGAGGGTAAGTTTTCGTGCGATGATGCGCTCACCCGATTGCCACCAACATCCATTCAATCGAAACGCTTAGACGTTCCGTCGGGGATTCTCTCTAGATGATCGTGTGCTTCTGCTGCTTCACTCCCACGCAACCGGTGTGCGCGCAGTGCCTTATACGCGAGGCGCTGCAAACCATCTTCCGCCAGGCGGAGGAGATCGAGCGCCTGCGCGCGCAGCTGCCGATCTCGGCTCAGACCGCGCAGCGTCAGGCCCTTGGCTCCTGATCTTTGACACGCGCTTTTCTGGGCTGGCGACGGCGTTCGATGCCGGCATAGGCGCGGATCTGGCTCACGCGGCTGAAGTGAATGCCGAACTCGGCGGCGATCGAGGCGTAGGTGCGCCCCTCGCGCAGCGCCGCGCAGATGGCCTGGTTGCGAGCGTCGGTCGGTCTTAGGCCTTTGGCCGTGCGCTTCCAGGGAGACATCCAGGAACATAGCTTAACTTGCCCCCCAGTTAATCGCTGATGATCTCGAACCATTCGCCTTTGGCGCGACGCCTGGAACCCGCGGCTTTAAGCATCGCCTGGATAGTGCCGAGCGAAACAGGACGCAACACCCGCGCGCGGATGGGCTGATTGTCTGCGCGGACATATACACCGAGGGCGTAAGTTGTCCCAATTGCCGGAGGGACGCCGAAGAAACGGACTGCGATGATACCGACCACATCGAACACGCAAGCGATTTCGTTGTTATCTACGCGAAATAACGCGTTGTAGCGCCGGCGGCCGCAGATTTTCTCGATCTTCATCAAATGATGAGCCGCAGATCGATGGCGACGCAGCAGTGCTCGTTCCGTAACGGGACAAAGCCCTGTTTCGAGATCTCCGCCTCGATCTCCTCGATCTTGCCCCCGAAGCGCTTCTGGATAAAGCGAGCCATGTTCTTCACCTGGTCGGGCCGCATGCGCGCGATGTCGATGCGGTAGAACTCGCCGGACTCGATGCCGGGCGCGGAGGCGATCTCAGGCACACACGATTGAAGCGGCACACTGATCGCCTCGTGTATCTCGGGCTCATGATCGAGAAAGATTTCGCGGAATTCTTCGAACCGGGGATGATCGCGCATGATGGTCGCGGTCGGCGGCTTGATCGTCATAAAAAGAGTTTCCTTCAGACTTCGGAGAGTTTCCTTCAGACTTTTTTCGTGCGATCGCTGTCGAGCGTCATTGCCCAGTGTGGGCCGACCAGCTCGCCGCGTTGTACCGACCAGACTCGTCGCAGTTCTACAATTTTGAGGCCGAACGTCGTTGCGATGGCGAAGGCTCGGAATCCGGCTTCGTAGCCCCCGCCAAACTCGATGGTTGGAACTGGATAGCAGTGCCCGACGCCGCCCTGGCAGGACTGGAATGTCTCGATCCCATTCTCGATCAGAGTCTTGACTGCATCGCGAATCCCCGCGTCCATGTGGCTATAGTCATGCGTTTGCATGTTTGCCTGATCGTGCAGCGAATACATCTCTTTGGGCTTGCTCTTCTTCATTGGACCAACCTCTGGCCGATCAGTGCACTCCGCGGCTGCGCTCGAATGTTCCCTTAAACTCCGCGCGGTCCTGCACCGCCGCGGGCAGCTTCAATATCTCGGTCGCGCGCCTGGCGAAGAGCAGGGAGCGCATCGCCGGGTCGCTCGTCGCTCCCAGCAATTCGTCCAGCATGCCGATACGCCCGACCAGCACCCAGGCCTGGCGGCTTTTCCCCCATGCGTCCGGACTTCTCATGATTGCTTTCCTTTCAGCATGTCGGCTGCTATCCGCGCCGCATCCTCCACCGTCGTGGCATCGCCCTCGACGGAGACGCCGCCGGCGATCGGCCTGATCGTGACCGATTGCTCAGCGATGATGCGCTCCTCGACGTCGGCGGTGAAGAGGCGCTGCACCGCCAGGCGCTGTATGTCCTCGAATGCGATCGCGTCGCCGGCCTCCCACACCTTGATCAGGCGATAGCCGAACTTGCGATGGTGCTCGATGTAGAAGGTGCGCTTGGTGGGCGCGGCGACTTTTATGAGCTCCTCTTTCATGAGCTCCTCCGCTTTTCCCGGAACCATCCACGGACGGCGGCAACGATCAGACACAACAAAAGTGTGTCCGCAAGAGCCAAGCCAAGGCCGATGATGGCCAGGATGAATCCAACCGTTTGCATTTCAGGTGTCATGTAGTTTCAACCTCTCCCTGCCGAAGACTCTGCTCGGCGTACTTGGGGTACTTCGCCTTCAGCGCGAGCAGCGTCGGGCGCAGGATCGGATAATTCTGCGGGTCGGCGCGAAGGCCGGCTTCGGCGATGTTTTTTAAGAAGTCTCCCGCATGCGCCGATGCGTTCGACAACCAGGTGAACAGATCGGGATCCCGATTCGCCACTACCAGGGGCGGCACCAGTGGATCCCGATAGGCGCGAACGCGATCGGCATGTATTCGTTTGAAATCGTCAAACACCACTCTCGCGTCGGGAAAATTTCCGGTCGTGTTGAAGACCTGGGCGAGCTCGCCAAGCATGTAGTCCCATCCCGGCCGTTCGAGCGCCAGCTCCGCGAGCGCGAGCAGGATTGCCTGCCGCTGCTCCTCTTCGATTGTGACTGTGTAATTCATGCGTCCTCCCGGACTTTCAATGCGATACTGATCGGCCGGCCCTCGTGCATCACTCCGATTCCGTTCGAATCGGATATCTGCTTCCGAAACTCGGGATCCTTCCAGGCGCAATCCAGGCAAACAATCTTCAGCCTGGAGCTGTTCGCGGCGGATATGTTCGTCGCGTGCACCTGGACCACTTTCCCGCACCCGCACTTGCGCGCGATCGAGCGCGTGTAATGCGGAGCGTCCCACGCCAGGCAGACCAGCAGCTTGGGCTCGCTATCCGGCATGCAATATTCCTCGAGGGATTTCGCTTTCTCCCGGCATGATGATCCGCCTTTCCCACGGCGCCGGATCGGGCACATCGTAGAGCGTGATGAACGCATGAAGCGAGCCGGGCAGGTTGAGCGACGGCATGACCGAGTAAATGCCTTTGGTGATGCGGCGCGCGCAGTACGCGTCCAGCTTAACCGTGTCGGTCAGGAGTGGAAACGCCAGGCAGCACCAATCCGCAAATAGCAGATGGGTTACGCCGTTGAGCATGCCGAAGACCAAGAGGTCGTCACGGTGATCGAGCAGTGACGACGCGCTCCAGCGAAAAAAGAGCTGGCAAATTGCCGCCGAAGGATCACCGAACTGCTCTTCGGCCCCTTCCAGCCATTGCTGAAGTTCGCTGATGGTTGTCATGCCTGCTTCTGCCTCTCTTCGTCTTCCGCGATGAACAGGTGCGGAGCGAATTGTCCCTTGAAGCCCTCGAGGTCGACCATGCCGTCCGAGTGCACCGCCTGCACCCGGAAATATTGATAGGGGAGACTTTTCATGTGCGGGAAGCGAACCCGTTTGCCGAGCAGCTCTACGCCGCGCTTTACCTGCTCGTCGAGCTCCTTCATTCGCTCCTCCGGCCGTAGATGTTTTCCCACTCGCGCAGGAGATTTGCCGCTCGAGCATAGGCTGCGGTCTGCGGTCCGCATTTAGTGCGATTGCGCGGCTTGGTGAGCGATGTTGTCTCGCCAGTCATCTGCCGGCGGATCTCGTCGAGCCAGATTTTGTAGGGATAGAGCACACGCTCGCCGAAGGGATAAGCGAGCTTCAGGGCCTCGCGGATTTCTTTTTCCGATCGGCCTTTGGTCTCCTCGAGCACGCGCGCAATAATTGGCGACGCGGTCGCGCGCCAGCGACTCCAGTATTGGCCTCTCATAGGTTTGCCACCGCAATCACGATGTTGTGGAAGTCCCGGATGTCGTCCGCGGCGAGCGCCACGAGCCAGGCCGCATGCACCAGGGCTTCCTGTTTCGACATGCGCACTCGCGGCATCAAGATCACGATCTGATCGCGATTCACCGAAACCATCTGCTGATTGGCCAGGTTTATCTCGTCGCTCATGAGGCCTTCTCCGCGGCGCGCCGCAGCGCCAGCAGGTCCGCTGTTTCCGGTACCGGCTGCTTGCGGATGGTGAGCGTGACCGTCTCCGAGCCCACGGTGAGCGTGGCTCCGCCGCGGCCTATGACCATCGGCTCGCTATGCGGCTCAGAGACGCCTTTGAGTCGGTTGGCGATCACCAGGCGCGCATCGTCGGTCATTGGGCGGGTGAGGTGGTGCCTCATCACCGTGCGCTCGGAAATACCCAGCTTGGCCGCCAGCGCCAGGACGTCTTCGCGAATCACCTTGGGCAGCGTCATGCCGTCCTCCGCAATTTGAAGGGGGTCATGCATCCGCAGTGCCGGCAGTGAGCGATGACCGCGTCGCCGAAGACCTGGATCGGCGTGGACCGGGAAAAGATTTTGTTGCAATGGTGGCAGCGCGGGCGTCCGTCGAGAAACTTGCACGCCGCCAGCGTCGCCGATTTGCTTGCCATTCACTTCCTCCCATTCTGGAACTTCGATTCAGTTCCAGGTTGAAAACGTCTCCACGTGCTTGCGCAGCCGCGCGCAGACACACTTGCCGGCCGGAACGCGCGTCATCTCGAACCAGGGTCCCGCATGAGCTTGCGCGGCCGACTTTTCCTCGCCTGGGCGCTCCGGCTGACCTCTCGCCATCGGCCTGAGCAGCGCGCCGATTACGATCGCCGCCAGCACCGCCAGGGCGACATCGACGGCGCCGATCATGCCGGCCTCGCGATCTGACGACAGTCGCATTTGCTCACTGATTGCGGCTTCTTCCCGGAGGCCGGGATCGTCTTCCATCCACTGCCGCCGCATTCGCCGCAATTCGGATCCGGCCCCGGCCTCTCCGGCCCAGGCGGAATCAGCTCCCAAAGCACGTTGATCTCGGGCAGGAATTTTGAGCTCCGCATCGCCTCCAGCACTGAGATAGCGACGCGCTCCTGGCCATAGCGGCGCGTCATCTCCTCGATCTCGCTCATGTAGAGATCCGTCGTCCTGGGATCCTGAGCCGATAAGGCGCTGTTTGCGTAATTGGCGCAAAGCAACGCCAGTTGGCCATCGACGAAGTCAGAGACCTCGTCGGGCGGCCCGGGCCTTTGCGATGTTTGCGATTGCTTGATCGAGTTTTGATTTTCCATTCGCGCCTCCCATTGCACGACCGGGCGGGAACCTGTGTTCCCTAGTGTTAAATGTGTTCAATACCTTATTGTTTTGCGATTCCGGCTGGCCGGACCCATTAGGGGTAAAAACCGGACCGTTCGCCGGACCCATTCGCCGACCGGACGGTTCGCCTGGCCGGAGCCATTGCTGATTTGCCGGAGCGCACTCCGGCGCATTCCCCGCGGCGAGATTGACCTGCGGCAGGGTGAGCACATAGCTCGTCATCCGGCCTGGACCACCGCCTGCAACTTCGGCGGTGGCGTAGCCGGCACGCTCGAGCTCGCGTAAAGCTTCATAGACCACCGTCTTCCCCTTGCGCATCGTTCTGCACAAGAGCTTGACCCCGGGACAGCACAGGCCGGTGAAGCCGTTGCGGTAGCGCAGCAAAGTCAGCAGCAGCAGCTTCTGTGTGTCCGGAATGGGAAGATCAATGATCACTTCAAAATCCGTCCGTAAGCTCACGGGGGGGGGTTGCTCCCTTGGAATCGTTAGTCGAAAACGTGAATGCTTTCGCCCCCGAGTGACACTTTGACCGATTGCAGGCACGCGGGATTCGAACACAGATCGGGACCGATCCAGTAGCACGGCACTTCTACCGTGACCGGACCATCGCCGCCTTGTTCGACATCCTGGTAAATGCAGGGACGGTCTTCAGTGCAGCCGCAGACGTTGCACTTGCGCGTGTCGATGGCTTTGCGCAG